GGTACCTGGTACTTTCTCGGCAGAGCTTCAATATACAAAATGATAATAGAGGACTACAAGGAATTGTTGGATATTGCAAGCAGAATGAAAATAACAATAGAAGCCTATGAAGCTAAGTATAACACAAAAGAAACGGAGAAAGAAAATGGAGAACAAGATTAACATTGCGGAAATACTCCGCGATATGCCAAAAGGAACAAAGTTGTATTCGCCAATGTTCGGCAAATGCAAGCTTGAAGAAGTTATTAACCACAAAGAGTATCCAATCTCTGTTTATATTAGAGGCGAACAGGCGTTTAGAACTTTCACAAAAGATGGTTGTTATATTTCTAACATAGAGGGTAGTGAATGCGTCCTCTTTCCTTCTTCAAAGATGCGTTGCTGGAGCAAGTTCTTCAAGCGTGGCGACGTGGTGTACAACCCTAACAGCAAAATGCTGGCTATCTTCGACGGCTGGGCAAGCGATTATTACACCGAGTTCAATACCACAATCAACTATTATGATGACCATACATTTGGAGAAGAAGAAGTCTGCACCACAGATTGCTTTGTAAAAGCTACCGACAAACAGAGAGTAGAGTTTATTGAAGCGGCAGAAAAGCACTATGGCGGCAAGTATAACCCCGAAACGCTGCAAGTAGAGCCTGTTAAGGTTGTTGAGCCTAAGTGTTCATTCAAGCCGTTCGACAAGGTCTTAGTGAGAGATGATGGATACGGTGTATGGAGGGGCGCTCATTTTTCGCATTATGATAGTAAACGTGAGTATCCTTACGTTACCACCGCGTGCGGCTATAAGCAGTGTGTTTCCTACGAGGGCAACGAGTACCTTTTAGGCACGAATAAATCACCCAAATAACGCTAACATGGCAAAGGACTTCTCGCTTGCAGATGTCAAGTTCCGCGAGACAGGACATATCGCTTTTGCGGATGAGTATATCACATCGTATGTGTCAACGGACATCGTGCCAAAGATATACATGAGCGTGAATACCCCTCGTGACGCAACAGGGCTTGTTTCAGGCAAGCCTAAGCGTTACTACCGCACACGATACAGCGCATGGGTAACGGAAAAGACGTTTGCCAAGCAATATCAGAAAATAAGAGAAAAATTCTAAGTATGATAAATCTTTCTTTAGATAGACACGACTTCCTTTATGCGGTTGAGGGCTTCGCAAGAGGTTCGCACCTCCGACAGCACGTTTGGGGAGAGATTGTGTATAGGTCGATTCCGCAGATGTCAGACGACGATATGGACTACTTCTGGTTTTATATGCGACGCGACATCTTCAAGCAATACTTCTACGAGCTGAACGGCAAGAAGAACACGCATGTCGGTTATGAGGACTTTATGCACGCACTCGCAGCTCTGCACAGAGGAAACCGCTATAAAATCACGTTTCGTAGCGAAGCGGACAACGCATTGCACAACGCTCTCTGCTACCGCTTCGATGGCGAATACTATCCGCTTTACCTCTACATTGACGGCAAGACGAAGAAAAGCAGTGAACTGCAATCGTTTAATACGGTTGTTCCTAACGAGTGGATAAAGGCAGTTGTGAAGCAAAAAACGCCCGAAAACAGGCACGTTGAACTCGGCAGAGAAGAATGGTGGAATGACTTAAAAATTTACGATAATTTTAAAACAAAACTATTATGATTGACGAAAAGAAAATACAAGAAGCAGCAATTATGAATGCTGATTATTTCAATCCGTGTCGTAGCACATTGGATAGAGAAGAAGCGTGTCGCGCCTCGTTTGAAGATGGCGTTGAATGGTTTAAGAAAGCTCTTTGGCACGACGCAAGTGTAAAACCCGAAGGCAATGCTGTTATCCTATACCAATGGCTTGATGATAGAGGCACTATGGACGTTGGCATAGATGGAGTCTTCTCGGATGTTGAATGGGCAAAGTTTGTTGCGTATAACAGCATCACTAAGTGGTGTTACATAGAGGACTTGCTGCCGAAAGGAGGTGAGAAATGAGATTCGTAAACCAGCTTTATTATTTGCCATCAGCATGTAATGTTATTCCAGACGCAGTAGCCTCCCCAAAGGATTACGGTCAAGCACTTCAAAACTCAAATAAAAGAAGAAAGAAATGAGCTTCAAATCAAGAATGAAATGTGACGTACGTCACATTATAAGCTGCGCTCTTTGCCCTCAGGTGTTTAATTGCCCTTATGACAAAAAAGATGAAAGAGTAGTATTTACAAAAGAATGCACAGGAAAATGACTAAAGCTAAATACCGCGAGTGCAAAGCATTTTGCTTCGCTAACAAAAAACATTGGCAGTTTTTTGCACTGCCGGCTATCGGCGCATCACGCCATGATGATAGAGTAACAGTAGGTTTTGTCTGGCTGTTTTTCTCAGTTTATCTACGAATCGCATTAAATTCCCCAAAAAATGATTAAACCAGAAGACCTAAAAATAGGCGACCTTGTAAGAACAAACCGCGATTGCGCATTTCCGAAAGGCACAATGTGCGTTGTTAACGATATACGTCCCGAGAAAGTCTATAAAGACAAAGTAGGTGTCGTCGGTCTAATCTCTACCTACGATGACGACGACGGACCTTGGGGAGCTTGGTGTTGTAGCATTGAAGGCATCTCTCTCACGCCCGAACTCCTCGAAAAGAACGGGTTTAAGGAAGAGCAGCACCAAAAAGAAGGCACTTCGGAATGGTACGACTATTATCATTACGACCTCGGCATTAATATCGTGTACGATGTTGAAGAAAATAAGTTTGCTGCCTATCTTGACGGCAAAAAGTTACGAGAAATTAAATACATTCACGAACTCCAACATATCCTTTGGGCATTGGGCTTGAACGCAGAACTAAAAGTATAAATGTATGGCAAAGAGAATAGTTGAAAAGACCCTTGTTAATGGAGAAAAGCGTTACTCTGTTCAGAAAAATACCATTTTGGGAATACCCTATCGGTGGCGTATAATGACATATCTGGATGATGATGCTTGTATTTGCCATAAAGCAACGTTTGATACAATAGATAAAGCAATACGTTTTTGCGGATTAGACAGACGAGTTGTAAATAGCAAAGTTTTAAAGCTCGACTCGACTTCTATTAAATGTTTGGTAAGTAAAGAGATGCTTGCGGAAGATGAATTAATTAATCTTAGAGGCGCATTGACTTTACTTTGCAACAGATACGAAAAAAGAATAAGGGTAGAAGAATATAAGGCAGTAGAAGTTGTGCGTAAATTTATTGATAGAATGTTGGGAGTTTAACCGCCTTCGGGCTATAAAATAACGAAAAGTATGAATGCAACAGAAGCAAAGAAAAAGTTGTGTGAACTGAGAGAAAATCTTGGTGACAAAGAAGCAGATAAGGCTGTGTGGATAGCCATACGCGCCATTGACACTTGTCTAAGAGCTGGATTTGAGGTAGCGTAGTAAACACAAGAATTGATAGTAACATGGAAGAAAAGATAATACAGAAGACCGTTTATCTTGCAAAAGACGGCAAAGAGTTCCTCAATAAAGAGGAATGCAGGAAGTATGAGGTAGAGTTCCTTGACAAGGTAAGTTACTTTGCCATATCATATAATTTCGATTTGACAGAAGGACGAGGTTTTCAAAGTTTGGCTTATGTGGCTGTTGTCCCTTCCAGAAATGACAGTGCGGCAGTTATAGCAAATAAATATGCTATAGACGTTCTTAATGATGGCGTATTTGCAGGGCAAGGATGTCAAGGATATGGTTTGCAAGAAACTTATTCGCTGCGTCCAATAACAAAAGATGTTTATGATGCTAATGAAGGTATGATATGGGGATGCAATTCTATACATGGCAAACAGATTTTAATATCAGAAAAACCTATTGAAGGATTCCCTGAACCATTTAACTATAAAAAAGAATGGGGAATTAAGTAATAGAGTATGAAAAAGATAATGTTCAACGATAAGTAATAGAGTATGAAAAAGATAATGTTCAACGACAAGTACGGTCTTACACATGCCGTACTTGACGGTCGAAAGACGCAGACAAGGCGAGTAGCCTATACAGCAGGAAGAT